CTGCTTGATTGTCATCGAACGGCTAAAATAACGACAATTTAATGGTAAACCCTATGAGGTCTTCTGATTCTTGATCAGTTTCCCAATTCTTCTAAGTCCTTGATTCATAAGATCTTTTTGAATCTTTAGTTTTGAATTCTTTAATATTTGATTCACCTTGGGTAGCGCCTTGCAATGCAACGAGCACGATCGCTGCACCAGCGCAGCGCTAGGGGGTGCGAGGGCCACACGGGGGTAGGGCGCTATTTGTATACAGCCCCGTCCTAAAATCAGGAAAATGAAGTTGTTAACCACATAGGTTAAAAAGCATATACACAACCACTGTTCCACACTACACCAATTTAGAAGCTCTACAACGAACTAAACATGCTCTACACTACACAGGTATTCCCAAACTAAGAAGTCGGCTATAATGTGCCTTAGAATCGTTCCTAGAAGCTATGCTAAGCTACGTGCAGATCGACACAGAGTACACAACCTATGAGTATCATCCATCTATTACAAACTAAACCTAAAGGTTACACATGTAAAATAAACAAAAATAAAGCTTGACAACCCTTTCGCAAGTGTGTAACACTGCATCCTATGGGGGGTAGGGGGGTTATGAAGACTTCATAGCTTTATAGGGTTCTATAGCATTCTTAAGAATCTTCTTATTACTATTCATAGATACTTTATAGAAACCCTATAGCACTCTAAACTATCTATAAACTATAAAGTCTATAGCACTACAGATGCTATAGATAACATAGAATGCTACAGAGTGCTATAGAATGCTATAGAATATTTACACAGAGTAAAACATGAAGAAGAACATTTGTTTGTTGTCTACGAGAAAAGAACTAGAGGAACAAGGATTGGTTGATACGAAGCCATATTCTGTTGTCTCTGAAATCTATATAGCTATGAACAGAGGAGTGTTAGACAATGTTCACATTCCACATTCAGATGTTTACTTTGTAAGAGCTGCTTTAGAAAAACGTACAGGATATTATTTTCCGTTAGACCGAGTGGAGGCTGCTATGAAGGCTGAAGGTTGGAAAGATCGTAAAGGGGTACATCGCTATGCCAATTAAACGTGGACAAGAAGAGTTTGTTGGATATAACAAACCCAAAGCAACGCCTAAGCATCCAACAAAGAGTCATGCTGTGTTGGCTAAAGAAGGTGATGTGGTGAAGCTTATTAGGTTTGGACAGCAGGGTGTTAAAGGTGCTGGAGCCAATCCAACAACAGAGTCTGAGAAGGCTCGTAAGAAAAGCTTTGAAGCTCGTCATGCTTCTAACATTGCCAAGGGTAAGCTGTCAGCTGCATATTGGGCAGATAAGGTGAAATGGTAATGGCTACAAAATCTACAGTGAATGCTGCTGGCAATTATACCAAGCCAACAATGCGTAAGGCATTGGTTGCTAAGGTGAAGGCTGGCACTAAGGGTGGTGATGCTGGCGAATGGTCGGCTAGAAAAGCACAGCTCGTTGCTAAGGAATATAAAGCAAAGGGTGGAGGTTACAAATGAAAGAGCCACAAAAAGCTTTGAAGGATTGGTCAGACCAGAAATGGAAGACAAAGTCTGGAAAGCCTTCTAGTCAAACAGGAGAGCGTTATTTGCCTGAGAAAGCTATTAAGGCTTTGACAGCTGCAGAGTATGCAGCAACAACAAAGGCAAAGCGTAAGGGAACGGCACAAGGTAAACAGTTTGTTGCTCAACCAAAAGGCATAGCTGAAAAGACGGCGAAGTATCGCTAACATGTTATAACTAAGATATTGAAAGAAAGCACATGGCTACTAAAGATACCAAATGGGACAAGTCTGTATCAATGCGGGATGATGTTGTTAAAGAAACAGCTGCCGACCTGAAGAGAACAGCAAGAGGTTTAAAACCAGATGCACCGAATGAACCAGCAAGGGATGCACAACGTTCTGCTGGTGAACGTGCAAGCACTAGGAACATGACACGAGCTGGTGCAGCTGGTATGGCCTTGTCTGCTGGCTACGGTGTTGGACGTTCTATTGGTGAAGCTGGTGGCGATGAGTTGGTACGCAAAGGTATTGAAAAGAGTGGGCTTGGTAAAGCAATTGATAAAGCATCTGCTAGCGATAGAGTTGAACTTAGTGAGAGTGCTAAAGAGCGCATTGCAAAAGGTGAAACCAAAGGTAAGGGTGATGATGAGCGTGTGAACAAGGAAGACTATCCCACCTATAAAAAAGATACGAAGAGTGCTGAAGTGTTTAGAGAGTCTTTCAAGGATGCTAAAGACGCAGGTAAAGATACCTTTAGATATGAAGGTCGTACCTACAGCACTGAAGAAAAACTTGCTAAAGGTGGCATGGTGATGAACAAAGGTATCGGCGCTTCTATGAAGCCTCACAATGTGTTTAATTCAAAAGGAAAGAAATAAAATGGCTACAACTACAGACGCACAGAAGATTGAAAAGTATCGGGCAGCAGCAAACGATAAGACCATCCCACAAGATGCTCGTAATCAGTTGTTGGACAAAGCCAATGAGATTGAGTACAAGGCTTACGAAGCTCAGAAGAAGAAGCTTGCCAAAGGTGGTATGGTTTTGAACAAGGGTGTTGGTGCTTCCGTGAAGCCTCACAACATGTTTAAATCAAAGAAGTAATGTTCAAACAGTGAGATAGATAGATGAGTTATTTGACAAGCAACATCCCATATTTCAAATGTTGGGTTAGAAAAGAGTTTACAAATGGACATCAAAACTATCATGGGGAATACATACACGCATTAGCTGTGGCTGTGACAACTATGCCTGATAGGTGTCTTAGCTTTCAAGTCATCTTCACTGGCTGTGAAGCAGACGATGGTAGTCAGTCAAATGTTCATGGTGGTGCTATGTGGGCTAGGATGCCCATCACGGCTCTGGTGGGTGATATAAAACTTGACCAATGGCCTGAGCGGATGAAGACACATCTGGCACAGCCTTGGGATTGTAGTTCGTACAACCACAGCATTATCCGCATTGACAGAGCGCAGCCAAGCCCTTGGCTATGTAAGATTGATAACGAGTTTCACACAGGACGATATTTGTTTACAGTTGATTATGCAGAGAGTGATGTATCGGAAGATCCTTCACAGCATAAACAAAGTCATGTGTTGATGTTGACGGACGCAGGGGAGTGGACAGGTAATATAGTGGCTCTACCTAACAATAGAGTTAGAGTTACAAGTCCAGCGTATTGGAATACTGGGGAAGGTGCTCCTGACTTTCGACCTAGTCAATGGGTTCATTGTGCGGAACAAGATGATTCGTACATGGACCCCAATGTAACTTTTAACAATCTATACAAGGAATGAACAAAATGATGAAAGCAAAAATGATGGCTACTGGTGGCATGAGTAAAAAAGGTTATGCCGCTGGCGGTATGGCTAAGAAGGGCTACGCTGCTGGTGGTATGGCTATGGTTGAAAAAGACGGTATGAAAGTACCAGCGTTTGCTGCAGATGGCAAAGGCAAGATGGCTAAGGGCGGTGACGTGAAGAAGAAGATGGAAGACAAAGCTATGCCAAAAGGCAAGCCCACAGGCGTTGCCATTCTCATCACCCCTGCAAAGAAGATGAACATGGGTGGTGCTGTTAAACCAATGGCGAAGAAGAAGTAATTTATGAAAGTTCCTATTAAGTCTTCAGCAGCTGAAGCAAAAGCACTTATTGCAGCAAAGCTTAAGGACAAGTCTTTGTCGTTTGGTGACAAGCGTAGGCTTGAAGATCAATATATGGAATATGCAAAGGGCGGCGATGTTGTTGCTAAAACTAAACTCACGCCTAAGCAGACTAAGAAGGTTGGTAAAGTTATGGGTGAGTTTAAAGACAAGACTCTTCACAGTGGTAAAGGTGGTAAGGTTGTTAAAGATTCTAAGCAAGCTGTTGCTATTGCTTTGTCTGTTGCTAGCCGAGCCAAGAAGAAGTAATGGCAGATTCTAAGTCTAAAACGTATAACGTAGCATGCATTGTGAGAGATCAAGTGTATACGCTGTATACGTGTCCCCAAAATTGTAGAGCATATATGAATTTGTTGTACATAGCTAATGCTACAACAACAACTCCTGCCATTAGCATTGAATGGATAAGAGCTGATGGTTCTCATATGCACATCATTGGGGATAAGAATTTGACTGCTGGGGAAACTATTCAATGGTCAGGTGGCTATATTGTATTTGAAGCTGGAGATGCGATGAAGGCTACAGCAACTACTCATGCTAGTCCACACGTTGATGTCTTATGTACTGTAGAAGAGTTCTTCCTATCTAACAGATCAAAATAATTAGAAAGAAATATATGGCTAAAGAACTAACAGAACAACACAAGAAGTTTCTTGATGTACTATTCCACGAAGCTAAAGGCAACATTGCCAAAGCTAAAGTGTTGGCTGGCTTTTCAGAGAACTACAAAACCTCTCAAATCACCAACTATCTCAAAGAAGAAATCATCGAAGCTACACAGCTCTACATTGCTATGCATGCTCCCACTGCAGCCATTGCTATGGTTAGTGGTATACTTGACCCCACTGAGTTGGGCATCAAAGAGAAAATGAATGCTGCTAAAGATTTGTTGGACAGGGCTGGTCTTGTGAAGACTGACAAGGTTCAAGTTGAAAGCACAAACGGTGTGATGATTTTGCCAGCGAAGGATCGATCAGAGGACTAAGATATGACCAGAGAACTTGGAGCGTGGATATTGCCACAGGCTCCCAAGACGGACACCTATGTACCCATTCCAAAGCTTGGACGTACTATACCGTTTGGTTATAAGCAGGATGAGGAAGATGAAACAATGCTTCTCCCAATCCCTCTTGAGCTTGAAGCTCTTGAGAAAGCTAAGAAGCATGTAAAGCAATATAGCTTACGAGATGTTGCAGCTTGGCTATCCAAAGTTACAGGTCGGTCTATAACCCATGTTGGTCTAAGTAAACGAATCAAAGATGAGCAATCCTTTAAAAGACGGTCTTCAACATATCGCAAGCTTGCCGAGCGGTACAAAGAAGCCCTTGAAAAAGCGGAAGCCTACGAAAAAAGAGTCGGCTCCGAAACCTGCGATAGTTATTTCGACACCGACCAATACCGAGCCATTAGAGACACCTTCCCTCCCGCCGTTGATTGAGGAGCCTGTAGTTGAGTCTCAAAACATCATCTTCAAACCCAACCCCGGCCCTCAGACATTCTTCTTGGCAGCTGGTGAAAGGGAAGTGTTATACGGTGGTGCAGCAGGTGGCGGTAAGAGCTATGCTATGTTGGCTGATCCTCTACGTTTCATGGGTCATCCACAATTCTCAGGGTTGTTGTTACGACATACAACCGAAGAACTACGAGAACTAATTTGGAAAAGCCAAGAGATGTATCCGAAGATTTATCCGGGCATCAAATGGTCAGAACGAAAGATGCAATGGATAGCTCCTAGCGGTGCTCGTCTATGGATGTCATACCTTGACAGAGATGAAGACGTTATGCGTTATCAGGGTTTGGCTTTTAGCTGGATTGGTTTTGATGAGTTGACACAGTGGCATACGCCGTTCGCATACAACTATATGCGCTCACGTCTACGTACTGCTGCGTCAGACCTCCCAATCTACATGAGATCTACCACCAACCCCGGTGGACCCGGACATGCTTGGGTAAAGAAGATGTTTATTGACCCATCTCCAGCTGGTAAAAGCTTCTGGGCAACCGACATTGACACAGGTAGGCCATTGACCTACCCCAAAGGACATAGCAGAGAAGGTGAATTCCTGTTTAAACGCAAGTTTATACCTGCAATGTTGACAGACAACCCATATTTGTCGGAGTCTGGTGACTACGAAACCATGTTGTTGTCTCTTCCAGAGCACCAACGTAAGCAATTGCTTGAGGGAAACTGGGATGTTGCCGAAGGTGCAGCGTTTCCTGAATTCAACAAATCTGTTCATGTGGTTGAACCGTTCGATATTCCCAACTCATGGGCCAAGTTTAGGGCTTGTGACTATGGATATGGTAGCTTCTCAGCTGTTATATGGTTTGCTGTCACCCCAAGT